GGCAGGCGGAAGCCGCCCCGGCCACGGGCGCGGAGGAGACCGTCTATCTGCTGCGCTTTGAGTGCCAGCTGACCCGGAGCCAGGCCATGGAGCTGTCCGCGTGGCTGAAAGACCGGAACATCTCGTATAGGAGGATCTGATTATGAGAGCGAACAACAGTTTGCAGGCCCAGGGCAACCGGCCCAAGTTCTCCGTCGCCATCCAGGGCGACAAATACAAGAAGCTCATCAACGACACCCTGGGGGACCCGGAGCGGGCACGCCGCTTCGTGGCGGCCATCAGCTCCGCCGTGGCGGTCAACCCGGCGCTCCAGGCGTGCGACGCCGGGACGGTGCTCACGGCGGCCCTGCTGGGCGAGAGCCTGAACCTGTCCCCCTCCCCCCAGCTGGGGCAGTATTACCTCGTCCCCTACAACGACCGGCGGCGTGGGCCTATCGCACAGTTTCAACTTGGCTACAAGGGGTACATCCAGCTGGCGGAGCGCAGCGGCCAGTATCTGGACATCGACGCTTTCCCGGTGGTGGAGGGCGAGTACAAGGGCCGGGACCGCTTCACCCGGCGGCCCGTGCTGGAGTTCCTGGAGGATGACGAGGAGCGGGAGAAGCGCCCCGTGGTGGGCTACTACGCCTACTTCGAGCTGGTCAACGGCTTCCGCAAGGTTCTGTTCTGGAGCCGGGAGAAGATGATCTCCCACGCGGACCGCTACTCCCAGGCGTTCCACGCCGGGGCTGTGGAGAGCCAGGACACCCGGCGCAGCCGCGTTTCCTTCGAGGACTACCTGGCCGGGAAGTTCCCGGAGAGCGACGCCTGGAAGTATTCGAGCTTCTGGTACAAGGACTTCGACGCCATGGCCTGTAAGACCATGCTCCGCCAGCTGATCAGCAAGTGGGGCATCATGTCCATTGACCTCCAGAGGGCCCTTGCAAGCGACGAGGAGGCCGTCAAGGGGGACCTGACACCGGATTACCTGGAAGCGCCCACGGATGACGCACAGCCCCCGGAGCTGCCCGGCGTGGACCAGGCCACCGGAGAGGTCGTGGACCAGGGCGGAGCACTCCCCCCGGAGCTGCCCGCCGACCTGTTCGGGGAGGACGCAGACGGACAGCGCGCCCTCGCGTAAAGGAGGGACAACACCATGCCCAAGACCAACGACAAGGACGCCTATTTCTTCGCCCACGACTGCAACGCCCGGAACGACCCGAAAATCCTTGCCCTCCGCTCCGTCTACGGGGCGGAGGGCTACGGGGTGTACTTCATGCTCATTGAGATTTTGCGGGAGCAACCGGAGTACAAGCTGTCCGTGAATAAGTACATCTGGAGCACACTTGCTATGCAGATGCAAGTAGATGCAAAACGCCTGCAAGATATTATCACCGACTGCTGCACCGAGTTTGCGGAGAACGGCTCCACCCTGCTGGTCAACGACGGAGAGTATCTGTACTCCGCTTCCCTTCTCCGGCGCATGGGCAAGGTGGATGACATCTCCAACCTCCGGCGGGAGGCGGCGCGGAAAAGGTGGGAAAATCAGCCTTGCAAGGGTGCGGACGGCTCCGACGGATGCAAGCAGGATGCAAATGCAAAGCAAAGCGATGCAAAGAAAAGAAAAGCAAAGCAGACCAAAGCAGACCAAAGCAGAGCAGAGCAAAGCAAAGCAGATATATTCGCCGCCTTTGCGGGCGGCGACGCCGACCTGCTGGCCGCCCTGCGCGGCTTCGAGGCCATGCGGGTGAAAATCAAAAAGCCCATGACCGATGACGCCAAGCGCCGGATGCTGGCCCGGCTGGTGAAGCTGGCCGGAGACCGGGAGACCCAGATCGCCATCCTGCACCAGAGCGAGGACCGCTGCTGGGCCGGGGTGTTCGAGCTGAAAGATGACGGCCCCGCCCCCAGGCGGAGGGAGGCCGCCGGTACG